CGCAAGAAGGCCGTGATCGCCAAAGTCAACGGCGGCAAAGGCGGCAGGCCAGTTAAAAATAACCCAGAAAAACCCAGCGGGTTATCCGTGGGTTCCTATCCGGTTGCCAGCGGGAACCCGATAGGAACCGGATCACAAGCTAACCAAGAACCAATAACCAATAACCATAAACCAGTAACCAAAGAAAAACCGAGCGCACCGCCTTGCGGCGATGCTGTGTTGTTCCCCGGAGTGGATGCTCAGGTGGTTGCCGACTTCAAGGCACTGCGCAAGCAGAAGCGGGCAGCTGTTACCAAAACCGCGATGGACAAGATTGCCGCCGAAGCGGTCAAGGCCGGCTTGACGCTGGAAGCCGCCTTGCAGTTGTGCTGCTCGCGTGGCTGGCAGGGATTTGAGGCTGCATGGGTGGCCAGCCAAGCGGCTGGACGGCGCGCGGATCAGCCTGCCAAGCCATCGCGCCACAGCGGATTCGATCAACTGGATTATCAGGAAGGGGTAAGCGATGACGGACGGTTTTAAACCCGCGTGCGGCTTGATTGAGCAACTGGAAAAGCCCGCCCATTGCGAGCAGCACGGCGATTACGTCAGCATGGGCATCAAGATGATGCGCAACACGCACTGGCGCGGCTGTCCGGCATGCGAGGCCGCAGCGTCGGCAAAACGGGCCGAGGAAGAGGCGGCGCAGGTGGCGCGGCGCGAGCAGGAACGCATGGAAGCGCGCATCAATCGTGCCGGCATCCCGTTCCGCTACCGCAGCAAGGATTTCGCCAGCTTCGTGGCCGATACCGACGCCAAGGAAAGGGCGTTGGCGATTGCCATGGAGTTCGCACAGAACTACGACGAGCACATGCGCAAGGGAACGGTGATCGTGTTCTCCGGCCTGCCGGGCACCGGCAAGAGCCACCTTGCGATTGCGATTGCGCTGGCGGTGATGGCAAGCCGGACGGCGCTCTACACCTCCGCGATTGATGCGGTGCGGATGGTGCGCGACACCTGGCGCAAGGGCGCGGAGAAAACCGAAACCGAAGTGCTCGACATGCTGTCCTCACTCGGCCTTCTGATTCTCGATGAGGTTGGCGTGCAATACGGCACCGATGCCGAGCAGGTCACGCTGTTTGACATCATCGACAAACGTTACCGCGACATGATGCCCATGATCCTGCTGACCAACCAGAACAAGGCTGGCATGAAACAGTTCCTTGGCGACCGCAGCTTCGACCGGCTGCGCGAGGGCGGGCTGTGGGTGACGTTCGATTGGGATTCGCACCGTGGAAGCGCGAAATGAGTACCGCCCTGCTCCTGCTCGCCCTTGCCATCCTCAGCGCCGAACTGGTGCTCGACCCGGCCTTCGGGCTGGCGCTGTGCGCGCTGGGGCTGGGGCTGATGCTGTTTTTCACCTACCACCACAACAAGGGAGACACCCATGAATAAGCCCGAGACCGACCAAGAGCCGCACCAGCCCATCGCCACCGAGCAGGCCAAGATGAGCATCCACGCCCACCGCGCCAAGCTGCTGGAGGTCAGCCGCGACTTGCTGCTGGCGGGCAGCCTAGCACGGGAAGCGGCCGAGGAAGCGGCGCAACAATAACGACAACAGGGGAATACTTTGGAACGGATGATCTGTCAATTTTCATGTGGTGCAGCATCGGCGGTGGCGACGAAGCTGACGCTTGCAAAATATACGGCAACGCATGAAGTGTTGATCGTCAACGCATTTATTCAACAAGAGCATGACGACAACCGCCGCTTTCTTGCGGAATGCGAGCAATGGTTTGGCCGACCAATTACTGTGTTGCGTGATGAAAAATACAACGCCTCCACCGTGGAAGTGTTCCGACGTGAGCGGTTCATGAAGGGGCCGCGCGGGGCGCCCTGCACGAAAATCCTCAAGCGTCGGCTGCTCTCGCAATTGGAACGCCCAGGCGATGTGATCGTGTTCGGGTTTACCGCAGAGGAGGCGGACCGCGCCGACGATTTCCGCGAGCGCAACCCCGACCGCCCCATGATTGCGCCGCTCATCGACGCCGGGCTGGGCAAGGAAGACTGCAAGGCCATGGTGCTGCGGGCCGGAATTGAATTGCCGCTGATGTACCGCATGGGCTATGACAATGCCAACTGTATCGGCTGCGTCAAGGGCGGCATGGGGTATTGGCGGACGATCCGCGAGGACTTCCCCGAACAATTCGAGGAATTGGCGCGGGTCCAGGAAGAAATCGGCCCCGGCGCAAATCTGCATCTGGACCGCAAAACGAATGAGCGCTTTTCCTTGCGCGCGCTTCCAGCCGGCGAAGCGCGCCGAAACGAAAAGCTGCCCTCATGTTCATTCTTTTGCGAGATGGCCGAGCAGGAATATTCAGCATGAGCCGGGGCGCCACCTGCGGCGAGTGCCGCCACTACGCCTACCAGCAGGCCACCCACGGCCTCGCGCCCTGCCACGGCTTCGACGGCGAGCGCGGCCCGGTGGAGCCGTTCGTGCGCTGGGATGGCCCGTACTGCATCGCGTACGACCGCGCGCCGCTGGCCGAGCGGCAGGCGCGGGGGCGGTGGATGGCGCAACAAAAGACGCAACAAAGTGCAGAAAGTCGTTGACAGAGTTGTGCAATGAGCGGATAGTACGTTCATGGGCAGCGCACTGGGCGCGGCGAGAACTGGAGAAAAGATCATGGCAAAGGTAACCGCAAAACAAGAAATGCTGATCGTGGATTTCGTCAAAGTCGCCAAGTCGAACGGCGCCAGCCGCATCGATGCCGCCCTGCCGGCCAAGCACCCGCTAATGGTGTCGGGCAAAGGGTTCGACATGCATTGCATCCGTGTCGTTAAAGACGTACTCGCGATCTACAAGGACGAATTGGGCAACCGTGTCGCCTTGATGGCCGATACCAACACCGTCAAACAATTCACCTAACACCACCCCGCGCCCGCTTCGGCGGGCCACAGGAGCCACCATGTTTGATGCCAGCTGCAAACTGTTCATGAGCGGAGCCCACCGCTTCGGCGTGGTGCTGTCCGGCCCGAAGGTGGCGATCTTCGGCGGCGGCATCCACGAAACCCACCCGTACCCGGATACCCCGACCGGGCACCTGGCGGCCAGCATCCACTTTCGCTCGCTCAACCTGGGGCGCCTGCTGGCGATTGCCGACGAGACGATGAAGCAGAAAGGAATAGCAAACCCATGAGCAAAATCCAAGCCGCCCGCGACCTGATCCGGCAGGGCAGGAAGCCGGCCGACGCCGCGCGCCTGAGCGGGGCCGACAAGAGCACGATCAGCCGCGACCCCGAGTGCCGGCGACTGGTCAACCTGGCAGCGGCCGAGCGCCACGAGCTGCACGCCGAGATTGCCAAACTGGAACAGAAGCGTGCAAAATTGGGCGTCCAGATCGACCAGCTCAAGGCCAAGGCCAAGGGAGGCGCATGAAGCGCGACGAATGCTGCAATGGCTCAGGAGATTGCCCGCGCCAAGGACGCGATTGCCCAGTTGACCAGTATTCCGGCACGGCATGGGCCTGGCTGATCCCGTTGTGGCTGATCATCATCGCGGTTGCCATCATCGGCACGGTGACCGCATGACGCACGAATGCCCGCGCTGCGGCGGCTCCGGCCACCGGCCAGAAACCTGTCGCTGGCCGCTCATCCCGGCACCGAAAGATGTTGATCAGAAACAGAAATAAGGGCAGAATTAACGCAGCCGCCTGACTGGCGTAACCAGTCACCATACGCATGGCGATTGATGGCGTTCAGTTCGGGTGTAGTCCGTTCTGTAAGGCTTCTACACCAGTCGCCAGTCGTGTGGTGAATGCGCAGGCTGATGCGCTAATGAATGAGCCGCCGACGACGAGGAAGCGGCAAGCCGGGATCAGCGCCGGCCACCACGTTGAACACTCGCCGCAGCCGGTGACACGGAAATGCCCGGCAGGCGCATAGGTCATGGAAGCGGCTCCCTTACCCGGTATCTCCGGGGTATCAGCCGCGCCGGATGCGCCATGCAGTACCCTCCGCCAGCCTCATCCGCTGGCGTTTTTCTTTCCACCGTGATACATTTTGCGCAAGATCAATCACGGGGAATCCGATGGCCGCTGGCACCTTCACCATGTTCGACAAGGCGTTGCTGAATGTCGTCAACGCCACCCACCTCTTGGACCCGGCCAACACCTTCAAGTGGACCTTGCACACCAGCGCCTACACGCCGGGCGTGGCGACCCACGAAGTGTACGCCGACCTGACCAACGAACTGGCCACCGCCAACGGCTACACGGCCGGCGGCGCCACCCTGGCCAACGATGCGGTGACGCTGGCGGCCGGCACGGTCAAGTTCACTGGCGACCCGACCTCGTGGACCGCATCGGGTGGCTCGATTCCGGCCTGGCGCACCGCCGTGCTGCGCGTGTCCGGCACCCTGAACGGCAAGGTCGACCCGCTGGTCGGCTACTTCCTCGGCGACAGCACCCCGGCCGACGTGCCCGCCACCACCACCGGCAACACGCTGACCATCACGCCGAACGCCAGCGGGATCGTGGCCGCCACCCATACCCCATAAGGACCGCCGATGGCCTACGCCGACATTTACAACGCCGCCAACGATCCGCTGTTCCAGGGCCGCTGCCAGGTCGCCCTGTGGACCGCCGCGCAGGACATCATGGCCGAGTCGCCGCTGACCGACCACCACCAGCAGCGCGCCGACTGGGCCAACGTGGTGTTGCAGGACAAGGCCACGGTGACGCCGCGCCAGGTCGCGATGCAGGTGCTGCGCAATCCGACGATTGCGGTCAACCCCGGCGCAGCCACCGACGCCGAAATCCAGTATCAGGTCAACTCGGTGATCCCGAACCTGATCGCGCTGGGGTAAGCCATGGCCGCCACCTTCAAGACCCAATACCCGGCCACCAGCAGCGTTGCGCTGACCCTCGGCGTAGCGTCGCTGGCGTCCGACACCAACCTGCTGGCCGGACGTGAATCGAATGCGGTCGACAACACGACCAACCTCGACCTCGACCATCTGGTGTCCGGGGTGATCACGACCGGCACCACGCCGACCGTGAACACCACCATCGAGGTGTGGGCCTATGCCAGCTACAAGACCGCGGCCGGCACGCCGACCTACCCCGACGTGTTCGACGGCACCGACTCGAACGAGACCGTGACGAATGCCGGCATCAAGGCGTCGGCGCTGCGCTTGGTGGCGTCCATCGTGGTCAGCGCCACCTCGAACGTGGCCTACCCGTTCGCCCCGGTCAGCATTGCCAGCCTGTTCGGTGCGATGCCGAAATTCTGGGGGCTGTTCGTGGTGCACAACACCGGGGCCGCGCTGAATTCGACCGCCGGCAACCACGATTTCCAGTACGAGCGCATCCAGGCGCAGACGGTCTAAATGCCCCTGCCGTTCGTCACCCGCCGCACCCGGCAGCCGCAGCAGGCGGTGCGGCTCGACTGGTCGCACCCGCTGGCCAGGAGCCTGGCGTTGGCATGGGTGGCGTCGGCGGGCGACATCGACCTCGTCACCGGCAAATCCGGCAGCACCGAAGGCACGCGCCCTGCCAATCAAGCGTTCGCGGGCCGGATCGGGCGCAAGTTTGCCGGCAACGGTGATATCAGCTTCGGCACCCGGCCCGACCTCAGCTTTAACGGACTGAGCAACCAAACCCTGTTCGCGGAAGTGTTCATTCCCGACACCAGCAGCGTGTCGAACTTCGTGTGCGGCCGGGTCCAGTCGAACTGGGACTATTCGCTGTCGATCAGCAGCGCCAACCAGCAGTTCGCGTTTGGTACTGGCGGCTTGGCGGGCGGCAATGCGGTGTTGGTGCCGGCGGCTTCCGTGGGCGGCGGCTTGGACCCGTACCGGGGTCGCCCGGTGCCCCTGTGCGGCACCTATGACAAGGTCACTGCCAAGCTGTACGTCGACGGCATCCTGAAGAACAGCGCCGCGCTGACGGGATCGTTCCCGAACGACACTGACCAGTTCGCCATCGGCTCGCGCGGCGGCGGCAACCAGGCGGGCCAGCAGCTCTCGGGGGCCTACGTCAGCATCGTGCTGATCTTCAAGCGCACCTTGAGCGATGCCGAGGTGGCGAGCCTGAGCGCCAACCCGTGGCAGCTGTTCGCCAGCGCCCCGCGCCTGCTGGTGGCAGAAGCGGCCAGCGGCACCATCACCAGCCTGACCCCGAACGCCGGGGCATTGGCCGTGACCGGCTACGCGCCGACCCTGACCCAGAGCACCACCCAGACAGTGACGTCGGGCGCGGGAGGCATGGCCTTCGCCGGCTTTGCCCCGGGCGTGGCCCGCACTGCCAACCAAGGCGTGACGCCAAGCGCGGGCGCGTTCACGCTGACCGGCTTCGCGCCCACGGTGGCGCGCACCGGGAACCAGTCGGTAACACCATCGGCCGGGTCGCTTGCGTTCACCGGCTTTGCGCCGACCCTGAACCAGACCGGATCGAGCAGCAAGGTGCCGGGACCGGGCGCACTGACCTTGACCGGGTTCGCGCCCACCGTCACCCGCAGCGCCCACCAGAGCGTGCAGCCGAGTGCGAGCACGCTCACCCTGACCGGCTATGCACCCACCATCCGCCAAGGCCTGCTGGCCCCGCCACCGGTGGTGATCGGCTACACGATCATGCGCGCGGCCAGCGTCCATGGCCAAGTAACGGCGCTGCTCGCCAGCATTGCCCGAAACGCCGGGACGCTGCATAGCACCAGCGCGGCCACCACCCTGCTGCGCCAGTCGGCCATCAACAATAGCAGCGTCCTGCGCGACGACGCGCTCAACCAGACAGTGGAGTTCATATGAACGTTGGCGAATACGGGATTCAGTACAACCTGAACGTGAACTACAACATCAGCGCCTTCACCGCCCTGCGGCTGGAGATCACCCGCCCGGATGCGACCGTGATCACGCGCACGCAAGCGAACGTGACGGTGCCGGCGGTGCCGCTGGTGACCAGCGAGGGCACGTTCGCCGCCAACCAGTACGCGCGCTACTACTTCCAAGATGGCGACCTGACCCTGCCAGGCAGCTACAGCGCGCGCCTGACGTTCACCAATACCGGGGCAGTGCCGCCGCTGAACCTGATTTCGGACGTAACCACCTTCACCGTCAACGCCTGACCACGGCTACTAGATGTAGTAGGTAGGAAGGCGAAAGTGCCGGAAAACGCGGGTTTTTACCCGAATACACAGGGTGCGCCACTAGATATAGTATTAGCGCATAGATAAAGATGAGCATTTCACCGCAACAGGAAAGGTTTGCCCAAGCCGTCGCGTCTGGCATGAACCAGTCGGACGCCTACCGCGCTGCCTACCGGGTCAAGCCAGACACCAAGCCGCTGTCGGTCAACCAGTCGGCGTCGAAACTCATGGCAGACCCCAACGTGGCCTCTAGGGTGGCAGAATTGCGCAAGCCTGCCGTGGAAGCGGCGCAAATCACCCTCGCCAGCCATTTAGAACGGCTCAGGAGCCTGTCGGAAGCGGCGGAGGCATCCGGACAGATGAGCGCTGCCATCTCTGCTGAGGTGGCGCGTGGCAAGGCATCCGGCCTGTACGTCGAGCGTACTGAATTATCCGGCCCGAATGGCGGCCCGGTCGACATGAACTGGAACATCAACTTCATCAAGCCGCGCGATGCAGGTTGATTTCCCCGACAAGCTCCAGTTCCTGCTGACCAAGAAGGCCCGCTACAAGGGTGCCAAGGGCGGGCGGGGCAGCGCCAAGTCGTGGAGCTTTGCCCGCGCGCTGCTGATCCTGGCCTCCGCGTCCAAGCTGCGCATCCTGTGCACCCGCGAGGTGCAGAAGTCGATCAAGCAATCGGTGCACAAGTTGCTGAAGGACCAGATCGAGGCGCTGGGGCTGGGAACGTTCTACCAGGTGCTGGAAAACGAGATTCGCGGGCGCAACGGCTCGGAGTTCTCGTTCTCCGGCCTGTCGGACCAGACGGTCGACTCGATCAAGTCGTTCGAGGGCTGCGACATCGTGTGGGTCGAGGAGGCGCAGAGCGTCAGCAAGCGTTCATGGAAAACCCTGATCCCGACCATCCGCAAGGAAGGCTCGGAAATCTGGTTGTCGTTCAACCCGGAGCTGGAGACCGACGAGACCTACGACCGCTTCATCATCAACACCCCCGACGACGCGATCATCGTCGACATGAACTACACCGACAACCCATGGTTTCCCGAGGTGCTGGAAAAGGAGCGCCAGCACGCCAAGCTGACCCTGCCCACCGCCGAGTACCAGAACATCTGGGAGGGCAAGTGCATGCCGGCCGTGGCCGGGGCGATCTACTACGCCGAGGTCGCCAAGGCCGAACAGGAGCGGCGCCTGTGCAATGTGCCGTACGACCCGCTGCTCAAGGTCCATGTGGTGTTCGACCTGGGCTGGAACGACGCGATGGCGATCAGCCTGGTGCAAAAGCACGGCAGCGAGCTGCGCCTGATCGAGTACATCGAGGACAGCCACAAGACGCTGGATTACTACAGCAACCTGCTGAAAGAGCGCAAATACAACTGGGGCACGCTGTACCTGCCGCACGACGGCCGCCACAAGAACTTTCAGACCGGCAAGAGCGCCGAGGACGTGATGAAGGCGCTCGGCTGGACCGTCAAGATCACCAAGAACATGAGCGTCGAGGACGGCATCCGGCTGGCGCGCATGACCTTTGGCCGCCTGTACATCGACAAGACCAGGTGCGCGCGCCTGATCCAGTGCGCCAAGCGCTACCGGCGCAGCGTCAACCAGCAGACCCAGGAGCCGGGCGCACCGTTCCACGACGAATGGAGCCACGGTGCCGACAACCTGCGCTACGTGGCGGTCAATGCCGAGGATATGAGCAACGAGGATTGGGGCAGGTTGCCGCCCTTGCCGCAAGCGCAGCCGGACGACAGCGGCCTGTATTTCTGATGTTGCCAAAATAATCTATTTCTTTTGTGAATTAATGCTAGAATCCAACGTAAATTTGACCCACATCCACATGTTAGGGCGCGATTCGTGAGCGACACTCTTCCCCAGGCATCCGCGCTCGACCAGCTGCTCGAAACCCGGCTGCTGGCATGGGAGCAGGCGCATGAGCCGCAAAAGCTCAAGCTGCTCGACTGCTACGGCGACAAGCTGCGCATCCCGCGCGACAATGACACCAAGGGCACCGGCGCGGCCCGTGCCAAGACCGCTGTCGGCATCTTCGTCGGTTCGACCCGCAACAAGGTGCGCGCCGCCCGCGCCAAGATCAACGATGCGCTGTTTGGCAACGGCAAGTTCCCGTTCGATACCAACCCGGTCAACGAGGAACTGCGCGCTTTCTCCGACACGGTCGAGGAAATCCTGACCGCCCAGCTGGAGCGGATGAACGCCAAGGCGCTGCTGAAAAGCGGGGTCGACACGCTGGCCACCTACGGCACCGGCTTCATGTTCGGCCCGTTCGTGCGCAAGGAGTGCCTGGTCGAGACCAGCGCCGACAATGCGCTCGGCTACACCGCGATCAAGGAACAGAAGTTCGAGTACGACCACCCGTACTTCATGCTGGCCAACACGGCCGACGTCAGCCCGGACCCGGAGGCGCGCAGCCTGCCCGACGGGCTGGGCCTGTTCTGGACCACCATGGAAAGCCGCCACACGGTCGAGGCGTGGAAGGCCGACAAATCGTACAAGAACATCGACCAGGCGCTGCTGAGCGGCGGCGAGACGGGCACCGACACCGGCTCCGACCGCCAAGGGCAATTGCGCGCCAACGTCCAGTACTGGCACAAGGGCGACCGCATCCGGGTCGCACGCTTCTTCGGCAAGGTGCCCAAGCGCACGCTGAGCGAGGCCGCGCCGATTGTGGGCGAGGTCGATTCGGGCGAGATGGTCGACGCGATCATCATCATGGCCGGCGGCGTGGTGGTCAAAGCCAATGCCGCCCCGTATGGCGGCAAGAGCGCGGCGATGGCCTGCCAGTACGAGGACGAGCCGCACGAAATCTGGGGCGTCGGCGTGGCTGAGAACAACGCGCCGCACCAGAAGGTGGTGAACGCCGCGTTCCGCCTGTTCATGGAAGGCAAGGGCATGGCCCTGTTGGGGACCAAGTCGGTCGACCGCTCTGCGTTCCTGCCGGGCGAGGACTTCAAGAAATACCCCGGCAAGGTGTACCAGATGAAGCCGAACCTGTCGCCGGAAGAGCGGCAGACCGCGATCATCGACCACAAGGAGCAGGACATTACCGGCGGCTGGCTCGACGCGATCAAGGTCAGCGAGCAGTTTTCCGACGACGACACCGGCATCACCAAGTACACGCAGGGCGACGACAGCAGCAACCTGAACAAGACCGCGACCGGGATCAGCATGATCATGTCGGCCTCGTCGCTGCCGCTGAAGGAAGTGATCCAGAACATCGACGAGAACTGGATCGAGCCGATGATCGAGCGCCTGATCGACTGGAACCTCAAGTACCTGGAGGTGGACACCGTCGAAAAGCTGCACGGCAAGAAAACGGCGGAGCTGTGGGGCCGCATCAAGCAGTTCGGCAAGTCGTCGTTCATGGAATGGCAGGCCACCGGCACCTCGTCGTTCATGCAGAAGGAAGTCTTGACCTCCAAGCTGCGCGCGTTTGCCGAGTTCGCGATGAGCAACCCGGCCACCGCGCCGCTGGTCGATGCGCGCGAGCTGCTGGAGCAGACCTGGGACGTGATGGAGATCGGCAAGGAATCGCCGATCCTCAAGGAAGAGGGCAACGAACAGCTGCCGCCGCAAGTCCAGCAGCAGATGCAGCAGACCGAGCAGCACGCGCAGGAAATGGAAAAGGCGCTGCACGACCTGGGACAGCAATTCAACGAACTGCACGCCAAGGCCGAAGAGAACGCCGAGAACCGCCGCATCGAGGCCTACAAGGCCCATACCGAGCGCCTGAAGGTGATTGCGCAGTACATGACGCCCGAAATGATCGCCCAGGTGGCCAACGAAGTCGGCTTCGACATCGGCGCCGATGCCATCGCCCAGCAGCAGGAAACGAACGCCGCAGCGGAAACGGGGTCGGAAACGGCCGAGCCGCAGCCGGAGGCAATGGAGCCAGCCGCCCAGCCAGAACCAGCGCCGCCAGCGCCCGCACCTGAACCGATGGAGCCGCCAGCATGAGCGAGCGCCTGAATCAGCTCGACCTGGCACTGGCTGCGTGCCCGTCCTGGCCGCGCTTTGCCGCCGAGATCGGGCGCCGCATTGATGAACTGACGCTGAAACTGATTGGCGAGAACAACGAACAGACGCGCGGCGCGATCAAGGAACTGCGCCGCCTGATTGATTTACCGGCCACGCTGCAAGTCGAGCGCGACCATTTAGCCGCAGCACTCTCCGAGCCATCGGACGCTGCACAGTAACCATGGATTCCCGCCCTATCGGACGGCCCAGCAAGGAGATGTAAATGTCGGATTTATCACCGGAGGAATACCAGAAGCAGTACGACGCAGCAGCAGCAGCTTTAGACGCAGGGGCCGCGCCAGCGATTCCCCCGAAAGAACCGGAAGCGCCGAAAGAGCCAGAAGCTCCGGAAGCACAGAAGGAAGCAGCGCCAAAAGTCGAGGCGGCAGCACCGGAAGCCGATGAAGTCAAGGCGTTACGCGAGCGTCTGGAGCGCGCTGAAAAGCAAGTAGCAGACAACAAGGCTTGGGCAACCAAGCAAGCGCAACGGCTGGCGGAAATCGAGCGCGAGCGCCAAGCGGCGCAACGGGAAGCGGCCCGCCCCGCCATTCTGGACACGAATCCAGAGCTGGTGGAAGCGATCAAGTACGTGGCAGGCGACCCGGCACCGCAGCAGGCGGCAGCAGCGGCGCACCAGAACTGGATGCAGACCATCGAAGCGGCCCATCCGGGCATCTTCGCGGCCGATGCAGACCCGGAACTGGTGGAGGCGCTGGTGGCCAAGCGCGATGCGGCCGGCGATGCGTGGAGCGATCCACTGGTAGCCATCCGGGATATCACGGCAGAGAAATTGGCCCACGTCGAGCGCCAGGTTGGCAAGCGGTTCGCCATCGAAAGCGCGAAGCAGGCCGAAAAGAACGCGATGAGCGTCCCGGCACCGGGGGCCAGCGGCAAGCGTGACGCGCCGAACCCCGATGTCGAGGCGGTCAATCGCATCAAGAACATGTCTGATGCCGAGTTCGCCAAGGAAGTGCGACGGGCAAAGGGCCTTTAAACCGATAGGAGCAACATATGCCAACCACCACCATCACCCAAGTCGCACCAGGCGTGCAGGCGTTCTACGACCGCAACCTGCTGTCGCGCGCCCAACCGAATGACGTGCACGGCCGCTTCGGCCAGCAGCGCCCGATTTCGATGCGCAGCGGCAACCAGATCAAGTTCCGCCGCTACTCGCAACTGACTCCCGCCACCACCGCGCTGGTCGAGGGCGTGACCCCGTCCGGCTCGTCGCTGGCCGTCACCGACGTCACCAGCACGCTGGCGCAGTACGGCGACTACGTGACCCTGTCCGACCTGGTCTCGCTGACCAACCAGGACGCGGTGGTCACCGAAGCCACCGACGTGCTGGGCGACCAAGCCGGCACCACCATCGACCAGGTGCGCCGCGACGTGCTGGTGGCCGGCTCCAACGTGGCCTACGCCAACGGCGTGGCCAACCGCCTGGCGCTGATCGCCAAGATTGCCGGAGCCGATCTGGACAAGGCGATCCGCTTCCTCAAGAACCAGAACGCCAAGTTCATGAAGGAAGGCATCCCGCCGTCGGATGGCGTGGGCACCGGCGCGATCCGCAAGGCGTTCATCGGCATCGTGCACCCGGACGTCGAATACGACCTGGAGCAGATCACCGGCTTCAAGTCCGTGTCCGACTACCCGGCCCAGATGGGCGTGATGGAAGACGAGATCGGCGCCTACAAGAACATCCGCTTCGTCACCTCGACCAACGCGAAAATCTGGGCCAACGCCACCACCGCCACCACGGCCGGCCTGAAGGCCACCGGCGGCGGCACCAACGACGTGTACGCGACCCTGATCATCGCGGCCGAAGCCTACGGCCTGTCGCCACTGTCGGGCAACGCGATGAAGACCTACGTCAAGGCACTCGGCTCGGCTGGTTCGGCCGACCCGCTGGAGCAGCGCTCGACCGTGGGCTGGAAGGCCGACACCACCACCACCATCCTGAACCAGGCATGGATGATCCGTCTGGAGACGCTGGCGACCGCCTAACGACTGCTTGACGATGCCCGCTGCCCGGCGGGCATTCCCCCACCTTTGAGGAGCCACCATGGCACTGTCTACCAACACGCAAACGAACTCGAACGGCGTCAACTGCTTCGCAGTCGGCAAGATCGTCACCGACGCCAGCGCCGCTGCCGCCGCCACCATCACGCTCGGCTTCGTGCCGCGCTATGTCAAGTTCGTCAACCTGACCGACCGCATCGTCGATGAGTGGTTCGAGGGCATGGCCTCGGCCTCGTCGCTGCACACGGTGGCGGCTGGCACGATGACGCTGGAAACCACCAACGGCGTCGCTGTCAGCGGCGCCAGCTTCACGCTGACCGCCACCACGATGGTGGCCAGCAAGACGTTCTACTGGGAAGCCTGCGCGTAAGTTCAACCACGCCCGGCCGCCGCGCCGGGCATTCTTTGGAGACATCAGATGGCAGAAGCAGACAACGAAGTGGTATTGGCAAAGCCTGAAACGAAGGCAAAAAAGCCAGTGCTCAAGCAGTACAAGATCACCTTCCACGGCGAGGGCGGCGACATCGAGATCGGCCACAATTTCAAGCTGAACCTGTACAAGCGCAATGTCGAGACCACCATCGACGAGCATTTCCTCGCCGTGGTGCGCGACGCGGTGATCACCACCGTGGTCGAGGACGGCGACGGCAACAAGAAACAGGTGCGCCTCCCGCAATTCAACTACACCGTCGAGCCGATCTAAATGAGCACCGCCTGGACGCTGCCCACGACCGACATCCTGACCGACGCGCTGGAGCTGATCGGCCAGCTGGGCGCCGGGCAGACCGCGTCGGCGGAGGACTACGACGTCTGCAACCGGGCGCTGCAAAACATCCTCAAGGAACTGCCGCTGCACGGCTACACGTGGCCGAAGATCACCGCCCCGCGCGCCGCGCTGGCGTGGTCGGCGCTGCTGCCGGGCCAGGTATCGCTGCCGGCCGACTACTACGGCTCGCCGGTGGTCACGTTCGCGCAGGCGGCGGCGGATATCGCCCTGCAAATCATCAGCAAGGCCGCCTACGAGGCGATCCCGCAGCAGTCCGCGAGCGCGACCCACCCGACCCACCTGTACATCGCGCCCAACAACATCGGCTACCTGTGGCCGGTGCCGACGCTCGACCCGGGCCTGTCGATCACCTACCAGGCGATTGCCAGCGATGCCGAACTGGACATGACGCCGGACGTCGCGCAGACCTGGATTGGCGGGCTCGGCCTGTGGGTGGCGTATGAAGTCTGCCCAAAATTCGGGGTCGACTTGGCCACCCGCGCCGACATCGAGAAGCGCTTCCTGATGCGGCGCGCACTGATGCTCAAGAACGCGGCCGAAACCGCGCCGATCTGCTTCGGGGTGGCCGAGTAATGGCGCGCATTTCGCTGCTGTCGGCGTCGTACAGCGCGCGCAGCCTGATCGCGAGCGCCCAAAGGTCGGTGAACCTATACGTTGAGGCGAATCCGCCCGATGCGGCGGCCCCGACCACGTTCTACGGCACCCCCGGCCGTACCCTGTGGAGCACGATTCCCGGCACTGGCCCGGTGCGCTGCCTGTATGAAGCGTCGAACGGCGACCTGTTCGGCGTGCGCGGTGCCGAGCTGTATCGCTACAGCGGTGGCACATGGGTGCTGACCACCGCGCTGGCCTCCCTGACCGGCCCGGTGTACGCGGCCGACAACGGCATCGAGGTGGTGTTCACCGATGGCACGCTGACCGCGCCGACCGTCAACCTGTCCAGCCTCGCAACCGGGGTCATGAGCGGCACCGGCTGGTACGGGTCGGATTTCGTCGACTTCCTGAACGGGTTTTTCATCTTCAACCGGCCCGGCACCCAGCAGTTCTACATTACCGGCGCGCTGACCACCTCGCTCGACGCGCTCGACTTCGCCTCGGCCGAGTCGGTGCCCGACAACATGGTGCGCCACATCAAGGACCACAACGACCTGATCCTGTTCGGCGCGAAGTCGACAGAAGTGTTCTCGTTCGGCGGCGCGGCTGACTTCCCGCTGGAGCGGATTTCCGGTGCCACCATGGAAGTGGGCTGCGCCGCCAAGCATTCGCCGTGCCGGATGGACAACAGCGTGTTCTGGCTCGGCTCCGACGAGCGCGGCGACGCGATGGTGTGGAAGATGCAGGGCTACCAGCCGCAACGGATCAGCACCCACGCGCTGGAGACCGAACTGCGCGGCTATGCGCGGATCGACGATGCGCAGGGCTTCTCGTACCAGATGGACGGCCATTCGTGGTATCAGCTGACCTTCCCGGCCGCCGGCAAGACCTGGGTGTATGACGCCGCCACCGCCCAATGGCACGAACGCGCCTGGCGCGACAGTGCCAACAACCTGGGCCGGGTGCGCGACAACTGCCATGTGTTCCACCAGCGCCAGCACCTGGTGGGCGATTGGGAGAACGGCAACGTGTACGCGCTCGATCTGGATACCTACACCGACGCCGGCCAGCCGATCCCCCGCATCAAGGCGTTCCAGCACCTGAGCTCCGATGGCGCGCGCCAGTGCTTCGACAAGCTGACCTTGGACATGGAAGCCGGGATCAGCCCGACCGGCACCGATGCGCAAATCTACTTGCGCTGGTCCGACGACGGCGGCAAAACGTGGAGCAACATGCTGACCACCTCGCTCGGCACCACGGGGCGCTACAAGCACAAGCCGAACTTCAACCGGCTCGGCATGGGCCGCGACCGGGTGTTCGAGGTGTCGACCACGGCCAATGCCAAGATCGTGCTGCAAGGCGCGTTCCTGGACGCGCGGCGGGGCACCTCATGAGCGTGGTCAAGCTCGAGATTTCCGGACTGCTGGCGCTCGGCTTCGACCGGGTGCAGGCCGATGCGCTGCTGCACCTGCTGCGCCAGATCGGCGCCGAAACGGGGGGCATTACCCTGCCGGAACTGGCGGCCGACACCGCCATCGATGCCGATCCTGCCATGTCGCGCGCCGATCTGGCCGAGCTGCGCAAGGAGGTCGAAGCGCTCAAGACCGTATTCGACAGCCGCGCGCTGGAAGCGCAGAACACGCGGCGCATCGCGCAACTGGAACAACAAATCGCGGCACTGGCCTCGGGGGCACCACTGGCCGCCATGGACCAGCGCCTGCGGATGCTGGAAACGGCGCAGGCGTTCACTTCGGCCTCGTCGACCGGCAGCGTCGATTGGGAGCGCCCCGGCAAGCTGGGGGCGGGCACGCCGAACACCGCACAGGTCACCACCCTGGCCGCCTCCGGCCAGATCAGCTCGACCCTGGCGACCGGCACCGCGCCCCTGTCGGTGGCCAGTACCACCAAGGTGGCCAACCTGAACGCCGACCAGCTGGACGGCAAGGACTGGGCCGCGCCAGACCCGATTGGCAGCACCACCCCGAACAGCGGCGCCTTCACCAGCCTGACCGCCACCACCGGGCCGTTTACCCTGCCGTCGTCCGGCAATACCGCCTCGTTCAACACCAACGGCACCAACGCGGTGTCGGTGCAGTTCGGCGGCGACGAGGCCACCGGCTATTCGTGGCAGCGCAACATCCAGCAGAACGTCGGCGCGGTGCCGCACCGCATCTACTGCTTCAACACGCTGGTCGCCACCCATTCGACCACCGGCCTGCAAGTCGTGGCCGGGTTTGGCTGCAACGGCAAGACCCCGCAAGCCGCGTTGGCGCTGGGCGCGGCGGCGGTCGACCTGCCGACCGTGATCACGCTGGCCAACAACCTGCGCACCGCGCTGATCGCCAACGGCATCGGCGCATAACAAGGAACCTACTCAATGGCCATCACTACATTCATCTTCGACGGCGCGACCCTGACCGCCACGCTCGACCCGCAAGGCACGGCGGTCCCTGCCAACACGGTGCGCATCATCAAGAGCGCGACCCTGGTCAACACCACCGGGGCACCCGTGCTGTGCTCGGTGTCGTTCGTCGACGCCGCTGCCGCCGTGCATCCGAGGATCAGCGCGCGGGCGATTGCGGCCGGCGAGTCGTACAACTGCCCTGAACTGATCGGCAAGGGGCTGAACGCGGCCGGGCTGGTCAAGGCCTCCGGGCTGGGCGTGGCGTTCGACTACACCGCGACGGACATCGTCTGATGCAGCTCGTTACCGCCCCCGCCCTGACGCCGCAGCAAGTGGCGGCGTTCCGCGCCGAGCTGTCGGCCTTGCCGCAGGTCGAGCCAGTGACCGACCACTATTTCATCCCGCAGGCCGACGGCAGCTTCCTGTACTGCCGCCGGGTGGCGCGCGCCAAGGACATCGCCACCCTGGGGCGGGTCCACAAGCAGGAGCATTTCTACATCGTGGCGTCCGGCTCGATCGGCATCCGGGGCGAGCACCAGACCACCATTCACCATGCGGGCGACGTGATCGTGTCGAAACCGGGCACCCAGCGGCTGGTGGTGGCGCTGGAGGACGCGGTCACGATCACCATGCACCGGGTGGCGAGCATGGACCTGGAAGCGGTCGAGCGCGAACTGTGCGAGGACGACGCCGCATCGAATTATGGCCCCGGCAACCAGGTGAAACCGGGCGTGCTGACGTATGGCGCTATGAAGGGAATCGGATCATGACTTTTTGGGTAGCAGGAGCGGCCATCGGCGGCGCGGTGCTGAACGGCGCGATTTCGAACCACAACACCAACAAGGCCATCGACGCGCAGATGGATGCCACCCGCGAGGCCAACGCCTCGGCATTGCAGGCACAGCGCGAGGCGCAGGACTTCCAGCAGAAGCAGTTGGACCTGGCGCGGGCCGACAATGCGCCGTACCGCGCGGCGGGCTACACCGCGCTGAACAAGCTGGCCGGCGCCAAGGACTTCACCGGGGCCGACCTGGCCTCCGAGCCGGGCTACCAGTTCGGGCTCGACCAGGGCATGAAAGGGCTGACCAATGCGGCGGCGGCGCGCGGCGGGCTGCTGTCCGGGGCGGCCCTGAAAGCGTCGACCCGCTACGCGCAGGACTATGCCAGCACGAAGTACGGCGAGGCGTTCTCCCGCGACACGATCAACAAGAACCGGCTGGCGTCGCTGGCCGGGATCGGGCAGACCGCCGTCGGCCAGACCACGGCGGCCGGCAGCCAGGTCGGCGCGAATGTCGGCGCCGGCATCTTGGCGACCGGTGCCCAGATTGGCCAGAACGCGCTCGGGGCCGGGAATGCGCGGGCGTCCGGCTACCTCGCCAACGGCAACGCATTGACCGGGGCGCTGAACCAGGGCATCAGCGCGTGGAACCAGTACAACCGGCCGATTGCGACCGGCGGCAATGGCCTGACCTATGGCAACCAGTTCAGCGGCGGGAATGACGGCTGGACCCTGCCCAATGGCGAAAGCCTCAGCACCTGAAAGGACGAACCATGCCACTGGATACCAGTATTTACCAAAACCTGCTGCGCCCGCCCAAGACGGTGCAGGAGTACGACAACGAGGCCCAGACCGCGCAGACCAACGCGCTCGGCCTCCAGATGGCGCGCGCCAAGATGGCCGAGCAGCAGCGCGGCATCGACCAGGACAACGCCTTGGCCAAGGCGTACCAATCCGCAGTGGGTGCGGACGGCAAGGTCGACCGCAACAAGCTGTACACCAGCGTAGCCAGTGCCGGACTGGGGGCCAAACTGCCGGGACTGCAAAAGAGCTTTGCCGATGCCGACGAAACGGCGGCCAAGACGGCCAAGCAGAAGGCCGAGCTGATCGACACCAAGCTCAAGCAGTCGCGCGAGTACCTGGCCACGGTCCGCACGCCGGAAGAATACATTGCCTGGCACGAAGCCAACCACGCCGACCCGGTGCTGGGGCCGGAACTGGCGGCGCGCGGCGTCACGGCCGACCAGGCTCGCGCCTCGATCATGAAGGCGATCCAGACGCCGGGCGGGTTCGAGGACTTGCTGAAGAAATCCGCGCTCGGGATCGAGAAATTCACCGAACTGAACAAGCCGACCATCCACACGCAGAACCTCGGCGGCGTCAGCCGCATGACCAGCGTGCCGGGGTTGGGCGGGGTGCCGACCACCCTCAGCGAAAGCGCGATCACGCAGAGCGCCGACAGCCGCGCCACCGAACGGACGGCCGCCAAGCGGCTCGCGTTCGATCTCCAGCAGGCCACCGAGCCGGCCGGGGACACCTCGGACGCCACGGTGGACTTGATCGGGCAAGGAAAAATGGCACCGCCGTCCGGCATGGCGCTGCGCAACCCGCAAATCGTCAAGATGATGGAGCGGGTCGCGCAGAAGTACCCCGACTATGACGCCACCGAGTACGCCGGCAAGATCAAGGCGATGCGCGACTTCTCGACCGGGAAAGAGGGCAGTTCGATCCGCTCGTTCGCGGTGGCCTCCGACCACCTCAAGCAACTGGACGGGCTGGTGGACGCGCTGGCGAACAAGGATGTCCCGCTGGTCAACAAGTTCGGCAACATCATTGCGCAGCAGACCGGCAGCACGGCGCCGACCAACTTCGACGCGGCCAAGGGCATTGTCGCCAAGGAAGTGCTGAAGTCGATTGTGGCGGGTGGCGGCGGCGTCGAGGAGCGCCAGGAGCTGGCGCATCTGCTGGACAACGCCAAGACCGAAAAGCAGCTCAAGGGCGTGATCCAGACCTATCAGCACCTGATGGAAGCCCAAAAAGAGGGGCTGATGCAGCAGTACGAACTGGCCACGGGCCGCAAGGACGCCAAGACGCGCTTCGACTACAGCAAGAAAGAAGCCGCAGCACCGGCACCGACCAACCCCAAAGGCTGGGCCTTGCACGTCGACGCCAAGGGCAATAAGGCGTATGTCAGTCCGGACGGCAAGCAGTTCGAGGAGGTGCATTAATGGCCTTCGACCTCGCCACAGCCAAGCCGGCCGCGCCAGCCAAAGGCGGCTTTGACCTAGCCAGCGCGCGCCCGGTCGGCGCACCTGCCGCCGAGATTCCGGTGAGCGCCGCCGAACGCGCCTTTGCTGCGCGCCAAGCCTCGCCACAAGAAGCGCCGCAAGACAACTTGCTGGGCAAGGCGTTCGGCGTGCTCGAAGCGCCGCTGGCGATGGCATCGGGCATCGTTGGCGGCGCGGTCGGCAGCGTGGCCGGCGTCGGCAAGAGCTTGGTCGGCGGCCACTACGGCACCCAGCAAGGCGTGCGCGAGGGCGAGCAGCTGGCCGGACGGGTGGCCAACGCGCTGACCTACCAGCCGCGCACCCAGACTGGCGGTGCCATCGTCCAGCAGGCAGGCGAAAAACTGGCCGACAGCGGCATCGTCGGCATCCCGATCCCCGAACTGAACGCCCTGGCGCGCGGTGCTGGCTCGTCGATGCAGGCGATCCGGGGGCTGGCCGGGCCGAGTGCCGCCGCGCAAGGTGCCGCCGATGCGGCCGTCGCGGCCAACCCGCAGCCATGGCGCAACCTGCTGGCCAAGCCTGCCCCGGCGATGGCCGGCGGTGGTGCCGCGTCGACCGCAGAGGAAGCGCTGCGGGCGCAACGGTTCGCGCAGTTCGGCATCAAGCCCACCAAGGGCCAGCTGACCCGCACCATGGAGGATGTCGGCTTCGAGCGCGAGGCGGCGAAAACGCCGGAAGGCAAGGCCATCGACGCTCGCTACGCCGACCAGAACGCACGGGTCCAATCCCTGTTCAACGAATTCGGCGAGCAGACTGGAGCACAGGCAGCAAGCCTGCGCGCCACGGGCAAGTCGGTGGTCAATGCGGTGGAGGCCAAGCAGCAAGCCAAGGAGGCCGGCATTCGCGCCCAATATGCGCAGGCGCGCGCCGCCGGCGAAATGGCGGCCCCGGTCGACGTCACCGCGCTGGCCGAGTGGGTCGCCAAGAACAAGGGCAAGGACAAGCTGGCGCCGATTGTCAGCACTATCGAAAGCGAACTGAAACAGAACGCCAAGACCGAAGGTGGCGGCTATGACCCGCTGACTTTGGGGCAGCGCCCGAGTCGCACCGTGATGACCTTGGACGCCTCCGAGGACTTGCGCCAGGCCATCAACAAGCTGGCCGAGCCGGGCACGCCGAACGTGGTTTTCGGCAAGGAAGCCAAGGCACTGATCGATAGTGCGCAGGAAGGCAAGGGCGGCGCGCTGTTCAAGCAGGCGCGGCGCGCGTACGAGAACTATGCCAAGGAATTTGCCGACCGCGACGTGGTCGACAAGTTGCTACGCACCAAGCCCGGCACCAAGGACCGCGCGGTCGCCTTCGAAGACGTGATGAAGCACAGCATCCTCGACGGCTCGCTGGATGACACCCGGCACCTGTTCCGCGTGCTGGAGGCGCATGAGGCAGGCACCGATCCCGCCATCGTGGCCGCCGGCCAGCAAGCCGCCAAGGACTTGCGCGGCGCACTGACCGAGCACATCAAGGAAAAGATGTTCGGCAACGCGGGCGCGGATACGGCCGGCAACGTGATCGGCTCGCAAGCCAAGATCAAGGCCATCATCAACGAACTGGACGCGGACGGCAAGCTAACGGCGATCTACGGCAAGCAGGGGGCGCAGACCTTGCGCGACGTGCGCGACCTGGCCGTCGACCTGTACACGACCCCGCCCGGCTCCGTCAACTACTCGAATACCGCAACGAAAATGGTGGCCGCGCTGGACAAGCTATCGAGCCGGACCAATGCCATCCCGGTGGTCGGGCCGGTGCTCGGGCCCGCCGCCAAATACGTTGCCAAGCGCGCCGCCTCGAACGCGCTGAGCAAGAAGGTCGATGCGGCGCTGAATCCGGCGCAGAACGCGCTCGCCCAACCACCCAACCGATAGGACGCCATGACCACCACCCTGATGCCCGCGCCGCGCCAGCGCTTCTACGACAACAACGGCCGCCCGCTGGTCAATGGCCTGCTGTACACCTATGCGGCCGGCACCAGCGCCCCCAAGGACGCCTATACCGATGCGGCCGGGCTGGTGCCGCACGACAACCCGATCCGGCTGGACGCGCACGGCGAGGCCACCGTGTACTGGTCCGGCAATTACAAGCTCGACCTGAAGAACGAGCATGGGGTCCAGATCACCGGCTACCCGGTCGACAACTTCAACACCGACCCGGCCGGGCTGTGGGGGGCGGTGTCCGCCTTCATGGCCACGCTGGCCTCGTCCATCGGTGCCTCGCTGGTCGGCTTCCTCCAGGCCGGCGTCGGTGCCGTGCTGCGCACGGTGCAGGACAAGGAACGCGACACGGTCAACGTGTTCGACTTCATGAGCGCGGCCGAAATCGCGGACGCCAAGACCGGCACCCCGACCCTCGACCACACGGCCGGCATCCAGCGCGCCATCGATTACGCGCAATCCTTGGTGATCGCCTCGGCCGATGGAGTGGGCGACCAGGTGGGCGGCTGCGACGTGCTCCTGCGCGGGGTGTTCCGGGTCACCGGCCCGCTGCGCATCAGCAAGAGCAATGTGTCAGTGATCGGCCAGGGCGGGACCACCA